ATAAAAGTTGTGTGTGCTTTATTAACTTCTCTAGCTTTTGCAATTAAATTTACTACAGGATGTTCATGTTCTTGTAAAAAGTTCTTAGTAAAGCTAGGAGCATCAGTCTTTTCTGTTCTATCAAAAGGTATCTTTAAATTTTCAAAGACTTGTGCTATACTTCTTGCGGCCCAAATCTGTGGTCTAATATTCGTTTCCTTTTCTATTGCAGTTAGTATATCCTGTTCCTCTTTTATTAGAGTCTTTTTAAGTTTTTGCGCACCTTCTACATCAACTCTTACACCTTTAAATCTCATATCAACTAGACATGGAAATAAATCTGTCTCTAAATCAAAAATAGATTGTGTATCTTGTGATGTAATTTCTTTTTTCATCTCCTGCCATAAACCAAACGTAGCTTCTGCATCACGTTCAGCATAAGCACCAACATTTAATGATGGTAGTTTATACATCTCAGATTTTGGATCTATACCCCATTCAGCTGCGGCTTCACTTAGTCCAGCTTCACTTTTACCATAACCATTATACTTCCATGATAAACTATTAAGATCATATCTAAATCTATTTTCATCAGTCACAGCTGCGGCTATCATTGTATCAACGATTCTACCTTGAATCTTTAGTCCCAGTGCCCTGATCCAACATACATCGTACATTGCATTGTGAAATATTTTAGTAGAGGGTGAGTTTAAAAGATCTTGAAACCATTTTAAAACCATCTTTCGATCCATGTTGCCACCACCGTGGTGAGCTATAGGAAAGTAACCTTTATAGTTTGATGTAGCTACAGCGATCCCGATAACTTCTCCGTTACCAATGATTGCTCCCGAACCTTTTTTAATTAAGTCTGGATCTCTTGTCTCTAAGTCAATTGCAATTTCATCAACCTTGGTTAAGTCTGGTAGCTCTGTAGGTATAACCCATTCTGTCTGGGCCTTGAATATAGGTATTTTCATAATGTTAAATAACAAAGAATTAATAATATTGTAAACAGACCCATGTAGGCCGGTATATGATTATTTGGTTCCATAGTCCCTTTCAATTATCATTTCTATAAAATGTACTGCTTTCTCTAAGTCCTGTTTCTTTCCTTTATCTCTATGTCTTATTATATACTTTATAGCACATCCTTCTGGATATAGCAATTCGTTCTCAACTACAAACTTGCTTGGCTGTATTTTATATTTTCGATAGTGTGATCCACCAATTTGTTTATCATATGCTTTAGATGTCATAACCGTTTGCCTCCTTTTTAGCTGTCATTATATATAAGTTTTGTTTTGTACGAGTAACCCCGACATACCAAACTCTTTGTTCTTCATCGTACTTGTCTAGACTCTTGTCTATCGCTTCTCTTATCTTTTTAGTATTATCTAAAATAATTAAAACATTGTTTGCTTCACCACCTTTAGCTGCATGGATTGTAGATAGTCTAACTCTTGGGTCATCTTTTAATTTCTCTTCATTACGCATCATTTCTCTAATGTATAAACATTCTTCTGGGTCAGCTTTAAATACTTCGTACCAATAATCTGTAAAACTAAAACCAAACTCTTTTAAATCATACATACGTTCTTCTTTTAATTCTGTATCAATTTCTAAAAATTCTAAAACATCTTTACATTCTGATAAAGAAAGTAAATCACCATTGGTCCAACGTGTATAATTTTGTATTGATTTATAAAGTCTAGTTTTGTAACTTTTTCTATTTTTTAATTCAAAATAAATACCCATTTCTCTTAACTGTGGTACTAGATTTTTAATTCTATAATTAGTTCTGCCAAGTATCAACCAATCACCAAAATGTAATGGTATATCTTCTATTGCAGATACATATTGTACTATAGGAAGTAAGACATCTTCTCTCGGTTTCCAGTTTTTTTTAACTCTTCTATGATCTGGTATTCTATTTAAAATATTATTAGCTATTGCCTGCACCGCTCCCGGTACCCTGTATGATTGTGGCAGAACTATGTCTTTTGCAGGCTCACTTTGAAACCTTGTAACATCTGCACCGGCCCATCCATAAATTGCTTGATCATCATCACCGGCTAAGATAATATGTTTAGAGTTTTTCTTTAATATATCATACATTTTCCACTGTATTGGCGATAAATCCTGTGCTTCATCAATGAATACTACGTCATATTTCGGACACAATTTAGCCACATTAAATCTTTCAATCATATCTGTGTAATCTACCAGGCCGTAGGCTTCTTTATAGTTGTCTACTTCATCTTTTAAAATACCTAATAAATGCTTATCAATGTCCTCTGAATACATATCAGTATTATATTCTTCTTCGATGGTTAAACCTTTGATTCTAGCTGCATTAATTATATTAAAGTATTCACTATCGGAGTTTACAAAACCTGTGTTCTCTTCTCCACTTGAATAAACAGTAACTTCTATCCCTAGTTTTTTCCCGATATCTTCATAATGTTCATCTTGCATTACATTACTTTTCTTTAAACCAAGTTGAGTAAATGCAAATGAATGTAGAGTTCTAAAATATTTTAAATCTTTTTGAGAGTATTTTGGAAAAGCTTTTAACATTCTGTCAATAGACTCTTCTGCTGCCTTTGTTGTAAAAGCAAAGTAACCTATCTTATCTATTGGTGTACCAAACTTAACTAAAGTTTTTACATAGTTAATTAATCTAGTTGTTTTCCCTGTTCCCGGAGGCCCGTATATTTTTCTAGTACTCATTAATTTGATTTCTTTTCATAATCTTTATATTCATCTATTAGTGCTTGTGAAGGGTGATACACTTCAACATGACAATGACAATTAGGACAAGATAGATTGCTCACCATATCATACTCCTCATTATCTTCCGTATCGTGATCGCCTCCCCATATTAACTCAACTTGACAGTGCCAACAGTTCATTACATTATCTCCGTGTTATGTTCGATTATTGTATGGTTAATCTGTATGTCTTCAAAATCATCAATACTAATTTTTACAACATTCTTTGTAGGTGTGTTATATTTTCCTTTTTCTTTTGTAGGGAATCTTTTTTGTTCTAAAAAATCTATATCACATTTTTTATAATTTGTTTTCATCATTACTCCCGTTTTATCTTCAGAATATTTCCAATTCTTAGCTTTAAGCTTGTCATAAAATTTCTCAAATCTAAAATAAGCATAACCATCTTCAATCAACACAGTACCAGATTTGAATGCAGCATCGTTCATAGCTTTAGGTCCATTTATTTTTGCATGAATTACATCATGTAATTTTTCTTTAGGTGAAGTACCTACGGGAGGATTAATTACGGTCTGTGTAGTAAAAAGAGCTTCTAAAACTATTTGATCTTCCTGAGATTTTATTATTGGTGGTGGAAAACCCGCAGCTCTGGCTATTGAGTTTCTACGTTTACGTTGGTCAGTAACATGTTCAATTGATCTACAGTGTACTGTTGCAGTAGATTGACCATCTGGTTTAGTTATATCAAACTCATATTCTGGTTCTGGATCTAAATCTATTTTTCTTAGATTAGATAATACAGGATAGGATCCTTTGGATCCGGCAAGAATACCAAATTTCTTTTTAACACATAAACCTTTTTTACAATGATCATTGAGAGGACTCTGAGTACAAGTATAACCTTTTTCAGATTTAGCCCATGATCTAACTTTAGCGTTTAAAGTGGATACATCCCATGCGTTAGCATGTGTGGGTTCAAAATATTTAACTGGAGCATTCATGACTTTTTGTTGCCAGTTATCTCCGAACTTTAACTTCACAAACACATGATAATTATACATAAATCTATCCTTACCATCGAACCCTGGATTCTTCATTATCTTGCTAAGATGAGCAAGACAAGGAGGACCATCATCAAAATCTGCATCAACACCTTCTAAATCTTTCTGTTCTATACTCTCTGTTATTGTTTTTAAATTTTCTGGTGTAGTAATATTACTATCTACAACGGCTATGAATTGATCAAATGTAAAAGATGTACCATCTATATTTATTGCTACTCTCTCAGATTTTTTAAAATAGGGTAGATTAATAAAATTACCTTTATTTAATTGTCCAGTTTCATTATCTTTTGTTAGTGTTGTTTGTTTAGGGAATATTTCACAATCTGGTTTTAATTTAAATAATGGTAGTAGATTACTTAAAAAGGATCTTATTAACACTGCCGGAACAAACTCCGACATAAATAAATATAAATGAAGTCCACCACTTTTAGATAATATAGGTATCAAAGGTAGATTATAATCTTGGACTATGTCTATAAAAAATTTCTTATCAAAGTTAGTATAGTTTTTTGGATCTACATCTATTACACCAAACCTTGCTT